GCTACGTTATATGCACCTAAACCCATGATGGCAGTAGCGCCTGAGTTATCTACATAGACCTCAAGTCGATTGTTGTCGTTACCACCACGCAAAGATGCAACAGGGTTTCTTGTTGATGCACCGTTGGTAACAATAGATGTTGTACCAAGCGAAGTCAGTTTTGATAAAGATGTGGTAGTACCAATCCCCACGTTCTGTGAAGCATCTACAGTAACAGCCGTAGTCCCATTGGTCTGTAGTGCAAGTACACCGCTACTGTCAGCAGTGGACTTAAGCCCTGCTGAACCGCTTACTGCGCCGTTGTCGGCATTAAGTATTGAAGCCATTATTGTTGTTCCTCTGCTGGCTGTGGTGTGTTGCCCTCTGCAAGCCATGCAAGGTAGGCTTGATAGTCTGTGTTGGCTTCATCAAAAGGGATGCAAGCCATATCAGACAATCTTTGAACGCCTTGAATAACATTTATATCTGGATTTTTAATTAGTTTGTACATGATTTATAACTCGATTGAAGCGACCCATTGACCAATTAAATATGTATTTATAGCAACGTTTGCGTTGTTATATAAATTTGCTCCTCCTTGTGTAGAGGATGCAGTGAATACTGCGATTGCATTCCCACCACCATCTTCCCAACTACCAGCAGTTGAGTTTGTGTATGTGTAATATGTCATGGTTGGAGCAGCTCTCTTCAATGTATTGAAAAATATTTGAGCGCCTCTTTCATTTGTTCCAGCACCTGTTAATGTTTTAGTTGCCACCGCATACATATAACCATTCACAGAATTCGTTGGAACTGCGTTTTCTATTCTGTATGATTTTTCATAGTACCGCTGGCAAAGCTGAAGCTCAGTTGTTATAGACCTGTAATCAAAGCTAGTAGCTGTTGAGCCTTTTTCTAGCTGAACACCTGTGATGTAGAAAGTGGCTCCGTTTGTGCCGACCACTGATGTTGCACCTGTGGCTGAGTAATAACCAACTCCAGCCCATGCTCCTGCTGTTCCGCTATATGTAGAACCAACACCAAGACCAAAATAAATATTTATCCCACAGCCATTAGTTGCTCCAACCCATGTTCCAGTTGTATCTCCCGGAATAGTGATTGATTTTTGTTCCCAAGTATTTGCAGAGTTAATTATGTAGGTAAATGGATAGCCTCTAGTTACTGCCTCATTACCTAATGCGCCACCAAATGTCCCTGTCAATGAACTTCTAACCCAAAACGATAAAGTTACTGTTTGAGCGCTTGCTGTACCCCATCCTAAATCGGCAGTATTAAACCCCTCAATACCTTGTCTTATTTCATAAATGTCAGATGCAACTATTGAGTACGCAGATAAAGAAGTAACCCCTAAATATTTAGAAAATCCTGCTGGTGGGGTGACTGACCCTGCATTTTGTTGGACAGTAAATTTAGATGTAGTAGGCCCATATATCAACCACCGGTCTAATGAATACTGGGGGTATGTTCCATTCTGCGTAATACTAGCCCCCGCATTCCTTTGGTCAATCACCATTGCACCATTGATGATGCGGTTCTTGAAGCCAAAGGTGTTTGGTAAGTTAGCAGCCTGTGCAAATGTCACACTCTGATTTGCAGCTACAGTTACAGCAGTGGTAGGTGTAGCACCTGTCTGAATAACAAGCGCACCTGTTGTGTCTGCTTCTACAGAATATGCAGTTGTTGTAGTCGTTGATGACTTAATCGTACTCATATGATTACGTGCCTTTGACCTGATGAAATAGTGATTGCCACGCCAGAGTTAATAGTAAGTGGCCCAACTGAGAAACCATTGTTGCCAGTTTGAATTGTGTAGTTTGATGCAACAGTTGTAGAATTAATTACAATACCATTGTTAGAAACCATTGCCGTAGAACTTAACTCACCTGTGCTAGGTTTGTATAGAAGTTTAGCATTGCTTGTATATACAGTTGTTGGCACACCTGATGTAGCACCTGCAAACATTGGATACAAATTGCTTGTTGTGCTTGTATCATTAGCTAACGATGCACCAGATACAACTGTAGCCCATGAAGCTGTAGTACCATCTGTGGTTAAATACTCACCAGCATTTCCTGTCTGTGAGGGCAAGGCATCTACTGTTGCCCATGATGTGGCAGTACCATTAGTTGTAAGAAACTTACCTGAGTTACCTGTCTGAGAAGGTGTGTATGAAGCAGCAAGAGTAGCAGAAGCTGCTGCATTAGTAGCACTGGTTGCTGCATTGCTTGCAGAGGTGGAGGCTTCAGAAGCTTTGGTGGTAGCAGTTGTTGCTGCTGTGCTTGCCGTAGAAGCAGAGGAAGCAGCATTGGTTGCACTGGTAGATGCTGCACTAGCGGAAGACGCAGCATTCGTGGCAGAAGTAGAGGCTTCTGAAGCTTTGGTTGTGGCTATTCCTGCCTGTGTGGTAGCAGTGCTTGCTGATGTAGAAGCACTGGAGGCAGAAGCAGCAGCATTTGTTTCACTGGTTGAGGCAGCAGAGGCTGACGTAGCAGCATTGCTTGCCTGTGTAGTAGCTGTAGAAGCTGAACTTGATGCACTTGATGCAGAGGAGGCTGCATTGGTGGCTGAGGTGCTGGCAGAAGAAGCTGATGAAGCTGCATTAGTAGCTGATGTAGAAGCAGCAGAAGCACTAGAAGCAGCATTTGTTTCTGCTGTCTCAGCAGCATTCTCAGAGGCTAAAGCTGCGGCTGCTGAAGCTGCGGCTTGTAAGGCTAGAGCAGTTGTAGCACTAATTGTTGAGTCGCTAGAGGATTCTCCTGTGCCCCCAAGACCACGAAATATTCCCATGTATGCTCCTTGTTATGGAAAAGGCCTGTATGTAACAAGCCTCTTTCAAAACAAGGAAGCCCCTTGTGAGGGCTCCCATGTATGTCTATTAGGCTGCGACAGCCATCAAAACACCAGCATCTGCACGAAGCACCTTAGTGCCATACAACATGTCAGAAGTAAACAGAGTTGACAAGAACTCTTGCTTATACTGCTGTTGTGAACGTACAGACATTTGCTCAATATGAACAGCCCAGTCTTTGTGCAACAGAGCAGCAGCCTTCACACCAGTTTCCATGGTGGGGCAGTTGCTAGACACAACAACAGGGATACCATACAGGTTACCAACTTCACCATTGCGGATGGTGTTAGCGTTACCGACTTCACCAACGAAGGCTTGTTCAGTGTAACGATTAATACCATTCAAGGTGTTACGTGCTGAAGGAGGAATTACCAACACACGTCCGTCCATTGGCTGGTCAGCGTCATCCAAATACTGGATGGCACGACGGAAACCAACGTCAGAGAAGGAACCAATGTCGCCAGTACCATCAGCGTCATAAGCTTCCAAAACACCAGTGGAGCTGTTGAATTGGAAAGAACGGCTGTGAGTGTAATCACTACCATCACCATCGCCCAAGCTCTTAACTAAAGCCCACAGGTCGTCATCAACTTGCTTTGCCATAGCATAGCCAGCGTCATCAGTGTAGTGCTTACGCAAAGAAGGAAGGGCTTGCACTTCAACAATGTCTTCAATCAAGTAAGACACTTCTTTGTGCAAGTTCAAGTTCACAGTGATAGAACTCTGTGACAAGTTCTGCATAGTAACTGCTGTGTTCTCAGCTTTAGTCTGAGCAGCCAAACCACGTGAGGGGTTAGGGATAATAAGCGCATCGCCCTTCTTACCCTTGAAGCTCATCTTACGCACAAACTGTGCAAGGACGAGGTTCTTCTTATAGGCAGCGATAATCTCATCACTCCATAAGTCAGGAAGAAAGCTAGAAGCTTCGGTAAGACCAGCAGCGCCAGTCATCGTGGGGAAGGTACTTGTTGCCATTTTAAATATCTTTCATAAGGTTATTAACGAACCCTACCTTCTGCATATGCTGCCATAATTTCTGGCTGCAAGGTCATGTATCGGTCAGGGTCTTTACGCATGAGGTCTACAATGTCAGCACGACGATAAATCTTCTTGCTCTGTGTCTCGCCAGTTCCTTTAACAGAACCAGTTGATGCCTGTTTTAATTGTTGTTTACGATCAGCCTTTTGCATCTCAACAGTGTTGCTTAACATTTGCTGACGTTCTTTCCATGTAGTCAAAAGATCGTCTGCTGCGTCAAAGTCATACCGCTGGTCTGCACGTGAAAGAAGTTCGCTTCGCACCTTGCTCTTGCCTACCCACTCCTTGAAACCATCGTCATTAATAATATCCGCATAGTCAGGGTGAGCAGTCTTTAAAGCATTCAAGGCCTGAGCCTTTGCCATCTGTGCATTTAAAGCTTCTGCTTCTTTAATCTTAGGGTGTCGTGAAACAGCCTGTTCAACAGCCTTCTGAGGGTCAGAGAAGAAATCTACCTCTTCGTCCTGTGGGGCTTCTTTGGTAACAACTTGTGCCTTTACAAAATCATCCACAATACGCCGAAGTTCACCAACCTCTTGTGAGTGTCGCCCCATCAGCTTCTCAGCTTCTTGGTGCATACGAATCAGGTCAGGTGCACTTTTACCTTTGTATCGCTCTGGGACTTCTAGTTCTTGAGGGCTATCCTCTTGGGATTCCTCTTGAGTTTGCTCTAATTGAGAGATGTCCTCTTCTGAATCTTGTACGCTGTTGTCAATAAATGTTGCCATATAGTCTCCGTGCTTAATAGCATTATGGAAGAAATTTAGAATGTTCCCTCTTATGAGGCATTCCGCTTCTGCTCTTGCGTTAGTTGTTGTTGGTGTTTCCTATCCCACTTCATTGCAGCCCCGGGGAAACTTCCTGTTACTCCTTCAAGACGAACTTGAGGAGCACTCAACTGACGAAAGGCAGTTTTGCCACACACTTCACAATCTATTGTTTCTGTAGCAACAGAAGTAAATCGTTCTTGCATGTGACCATTAGGACATAAGAAATCAAAGACTCTTATCATCTGTAAGCTCCGCATATGATGCTTCGATAGCATTACGATAACCAATAAGAGTTTCTAAAACTTCTACCTGTCCTTTTCTGAACCAGAACATGTTTGCATCTGAGGCGTTACGTATATCTGAAAGGTTGTCTAAGCTACGCTTAAGGTCTTCCTGATATATGGCCCATCCTTTGTGTACAAACAAGTCCAGCAAAGATTCATAATATTCTTGTAACTCTTTATCCATTAGCATTTCTCCTATAGTGGATGCTTATGTCTGTATTATACCACAAAAGTTTTACTTTGTCAAGCCTATTGTTGCATTTGTTTAGCTACAATGGCTTCTTTACTTGCAATCTCACGCTCTTTCAAGACCAAATCTGCAAGTTTTGCTCGGCGTTCAAACTCTTTATCGTCTTGACTACCCACCTGTAGGTTAGAAGATATGGCTCTGATGCGATCATTCTCCAACTTTGTGGGGATTGCCTGTGTTTCTGCCTGTAGCTTACCAGCCCTGCTCTGACTCTCAGCAGCTTGTGCCTGATAGAGGGCTGTCTGAGCCTGCGCTACTGCCATCTGAGCTTCCATCTGTGCCTGCTGTAGCTGTTGTGCCTGTGGGTTAGGCTTGTTCATCTCACGAAGCTGGCTAATCATACCTTCTCGGTTAGACAAACTCATGTTTTCAATGACAGCTTCCACTAACATTGGGTACATTGGGCTGTCTTGTCCCAAGGTTTGCAGCAATTGCACCAATTGTGTCACCTCGTACTCACGAGCAATAACACCAAGGCTGCTAGAAGCTACAAACTTGTAGTCTTGTGCAGGGAAATTATCTGGGTCATACTGCATATAACGCCATGCAGTCTTGCTAACCAGTGGGATGAGGAAGGAGTCTTGGAAATTGATTAACGTGCGCTTATGGCGCTTTATAATCGCGCCTAAAGACATACTTACAGCACCCGCTGCTGCCTCTCCATTGATACTTCCGGGAATGCCTGCTGCATCAATGGCTCCTGTAGCCATCTGAACCATGCGCTGGAGGCTTTCTGCCTGTGTGAAGCTCACTTGGTCAAGGTTGCCAAACTTAAATGGCATCATAATCTCAGCGGGGTTACCATTGGTGATGATGGTCTTGCCGGGACGAATCTCAAACTTAGCACCACGTGGCATACGTGTACCATCCATAGCCATCATGGGGTGGACAGTGAGCGCCAAGGCATCAATACGAGCACGAAGCTCAGCATCCAAAGCCTTCTGGCTGTTGTAGCCCTTCTCACAAATGCCACGACCCCAGAAGCGTCCGGGAACCACATCCCAAGGGAAGGCAATCAAGGGGCGATCTTGCATCATGTAGGGGTTTTCTTCAACCTTCAACAAGATGCCACCATTGGCTATGATGACAATGGCTTCTACGTATTCGCTTTCTTCTTCATCTTTGTTCTTGCTTTTCTTGCTGCTTTCCTCTTTAGGCTCTGGTAAGTCCATTGCCTCATTAAACTCTTTACGAGGAACAAGACCATAATACTTGGTAAGACGAACCTTATCATCTTGATATATCGTAAGGTCTTGGTCAGGCTCAAGGTCTTGGTCAGGAGCCGCTGACGTAATGTCAACATCACGATAGATGCCCTTCTCAATTAACAACTCAACCTGATGCTTAGGGACAAACTCGTCAATAGCCACACCCAAGGCCTCTTCAATGGAGGAAGCAACAGGGTCAATCAAGAAGTTCTGTGGCAGAATAGGACGAACTTTAACCACTGTTCGTGATTTAATGTTAACACCCACGGCCTGCATAGCACCATCAAGGATGGGCTGTGTGGCTGGTGTGAAGTCTTGCACCTCATCAAGGACAAGCTCAGCCATACCTGTGCCAAACACGGCAGCGTTTAACAAACACTCGGCTACAGCCTTGCGTGTCTTGGTATATTTGAACTCTTCATCCAGAGCATTACGCATGAAGGCAATGTCTTCTCGTTCACCATCACGTACATCATCATGGATGTCAAACCATTTACCACGCCCAAAGGTGGCCTCTTCAACCTCAGCAACGCTGCTCTCTACGGCTTGCTGCAAGGCAGGGCTAATAAGCTTGCTTCGCTCGCTGTCTCGTGTCTTATCAGCAGCATCCCACTGACCACGCCACAAGCGGTAATATTCATCAAACTTCTCTTGATGGTTACTGATGTAATGGTCACGCCATCTGTCAGCTTTCTCAATAACCCAACCAGCAAGGTCACTGCCCTTGTACGTTTCTTCAGTATCAAAGCTCATATATTTCCTTAGTATCCGCTTAAAGCGTCCATTGGTTCAAAGGGTTCTTCTTCATAGTCTGTTGAATAGCTTTCCTTGCTAAGCTGCTCTATGTAACTAAGCGCATCAATCAAGTCATCATGCACAAGAGTATTTGGAAATTGGAAGAGTTGGTCAAGAAATTGTATGTTCCATTCTCCCTTATTGAGGACAACTTGACCATGTTCAAAACGCCCCTGTAATGCCCATACAATTCTATCTGTTTTCTTTTTGTTTCCATGACTTAGCTCTTCCACTCTAAAGAACGTCTGCGTTCTTCTCATTATGTCTGACAAATAGGGCATCACTGCTTGCTTAGCAATACCCTTCTCAATTCCAATGGACACTGGCTCATACTTCTTAACAGCAGCAAATATCTTTTTTGCTGTCTCTTCTACTGTCCAGCGTCCAAAGACAATATCTTTAACATACCAGCCATCTGCGTTAGTCTTAACGATGGCTATGGCACTATCATCTAGCCTCTTGCTCTTGCTGCCCTTGCTCTCATCTGCAAAGCCAGCCAAGTCAATGGCAATAAAGTAGTCCCCTTCAGGCTCTTCCTCATCAAACTTTACCCATTCTTCTTTGAAGAGTTCTCCACCCTGTGCTTCAAAGGAGGCCATAAACTCTTGCCTAAAAGCAAAGCTGCTCATGTTCTTCTTAGCAGCCTCAATCTCTTCTGGGTCAATCAGGGGATTGTTATAGCTGGTGAAATGCCAGCTTTTGAATGTAGCATCATCTCCTGTGAGGCCATACTGGTACAACTCATAGAAATGATTTCTGCCCATTGGCGTTCCAATGAACAAGGCATGACCCTTCTGGTCAGCCAAAGCAGGACGTAAGATTTGTTCCCACACCTCTGGCTTCATATCTGCATATTCGTCCATCACCAGAAACTTCAAGGATACACCTCGCATTGTCTCTGGCCTGTCAGCACCCTTAAGGCTGATGGTGGCTCCGTTAACAAGCTTAACCTGTAAGTTATTAACATGGCTTCCAGCTATAACAGCATGTCCCACCTCAAGCAGGGTTTGCCACATAATGTCCCTTGCCTGTCCCTGTGTAGGGGCAACATAGAACACATGGCCTTTCTCTGCCTGTAAAGCATTGAACAATAACAGATAGGCAGCAAGGCGGCTCTTACCTGTTCTTCGTCCAGCAGCTACAACCTTGAAGCGACTCTTGTCACCCCAGACCTCTTGCTGCCACGGAAGGAGCTTAATGTCTAGACTAGTCAAACAAACTTCCTAAAGCACTCTTTGTTCTGGCTAGGGGGTTTTCCCACCAAGCGGGTTCTGGTTGTGGCGCAGGAGCAACAGGGGGTTGGTAGCCACTCATTTGTAAAGCATACTGTGCTCTCTCATCATACTTGGGGTTACGCTCTGGGTTGGGCTTAAACCATCCCTTAGCAAGCACATCAGCAATGACAGCAGGGTTTTCTTCTTTATCTAAAACATTTCTAAGCTTGGCAGCATTGCCTGCTCCGATAACATCCTGACTTCCCCCATAAACAGTTTCATGGAAAAACTTAAGTTGAGCATCAGCACTGTCTTTTATTTTATTCTGCTTCTTCCACTTTTCATAATAGGGCTTCATAAAGTCAAGCTGCAACAGCCCATAGCCGGGGCCTCCTACTTGCTGTGTCTTGTAGTTAAACGTGTCTGCTGTCTCAACAGAAATGTTCCCAAGGATGCCAGCAATGGCAGCATCATTATAGCCAAGCTTCTTTAATTTCTTTTCAACAGATTCTTTAGACATCAATGACCTCGTCTTCTCCTGCTGCGGATATAACTGTCTGCTCCCCACCAACACCAGTAATAGTGATAGACACAGCAGCCCTACCGCCACCATTCTTGTCCTTCTCGAAATGACTGAGAGGCAAGAGCCTATCCATGATGAGCTTCCAAGCTGCTGCTTGATTCTTGTGGGAGTCATCTAAAGCAGCCCCATAGATGGCCTCAACAACCTTCTGGCTTCTGGGACTGTTTAACATCCTAGAGCGATATTCATTTATAATGGCCTGTTCACCCTTGGGTCTTCCAACAGCATTCCTCTTGCCCGGTGTCTTGGCAACAATATCTGTCTTCTTGGGTCGTCCTCTTTTTCTAACAGGGCTATCAGTGTTCATAAGTCTTTCTGTGCGGCTTCTATGCCCATCTGTGCAGCTTCTATGTTTGAATTATTCTTAGTTGTTCAGCTTACAAGTAAACAACTAAGAATAAAAGCCCTTCTGTGCAGCTCATAGGTAACTACATAGTTACTTTTAAGCCTAGACTTATTTAATTATTATTTAATAAGCTTCCTTAATTTCTTATATGTGTTTATTATACCACACAATGTTCATCTTGTCAAGCTGTTTGTGTGGCTTTAGTGCTACACATTGCATTCCTTTTATGACCCGTTGGTCAGTAATTGTTTATTCCTTATAAATCATACACTTAAGGGCTTTAATGCGAATGCGAATAATTCTCATTTAGTTCCTATTTTAGCCCTTTTTTGTATGCAACGGGGTTCCGCATATATTGGCACAAGTTGTCCCCTCCCCCGGTAGTACTTTTGTGCTACAAAACAG